AGTTGCACCATCACCAACCGTTGTAACAACGTAGACACCGTTCTGAGCTTGGTTGGTTTGGTTGTAAATCAAGATGCGGTCAGCAACTGAAGCAACCACACCGTCTGGCGTAAACGCAACCAATGCACCTGCGTTGGTCAGCGTAGCACCAACTCCAGCCGCACCGTTATTGTAGGTTGCGGTAAGGTTGCCTGAAGGTACTTCGTACTTGACTGGAGCATGGTAAGTGATGCCAGATGACACCAAGGTATCTACATACTGCTTGGTCGCCAAGTCAAGCGCGGCAACTGGGTTCTGAGTCACCGTTACGCTGGTCAATCCAGCAGGGGTGAGTGACGTTCCACCAAGTGCAATATTTGTTGTGCCAAGTGTAATTTGACTGTTTGTCAGGCTTGCGTTGGCAATGTTAGTCAGCGTATTAGATGCGCCACTGATTGTCTTATTGGTCAGCGTCTGTGTTCCAGTTAACGTAGCTACAGTCGAATCAATTCCAATCGTAACTGCGGCAGACCCGTTATAGGACGTACCAGTCAAACCTGTGCTAATCGTCAAAGCATTGGTAGCAGTAGCTGTAACGGTAACTGATCCACCTAAACTTACGGCAGATCCATTGATCGTGATTGCGCTGTTGGCTAGCTGAGCGTTGGTCACCGTACCGCTCAAAGCAGTAGTTGGGATCGTTGAACTAGCGGTCATGGCACTTGTGCCATTACCAAACACATAACCAGTTAGCGTATTAGCTCCAGTACCACCGCTAGAGGCGTTCAAGGTGCCGCCTAGAACGACAGCACCAGAAGTGCCTGTGGAAGGTGTAAAACCTGTACCACCAGCGCTGAAAGTAGTCACGCCACCAGCAAGGGAGAACTGTCTCCAAGAACCTGCGGCGTAGCCATCAAAGGTGGATGTGGTGGTGTTAAAGCGGAATTGACCATCAGCACCAACGGGTTGCTCTCCATTGGTTCCCTTGGGGATCGTCATGCTGGCGGTGCCGGGCAACACCACGTTGCTCGCAATACTGAACGTCGGTGCACCAGTTGCACCGTTTCCATCAACCACAACGATCTGATTTGCTGTACCAGTTAGGTCACGACCAGCAACAGTTGTTCCGCCACCAGTCAGGGCAAGCATTCCCGTACCAGACAAACCAGCCACAGAAGCAACAACACCAGTCAGAGAGAATGTTGGGTTACCTGACACACCACTGCCGTCAGCAATGTTTAAACCGCTCCCAGTAGCCGTCAGCGTACGAGAGAGTACTGATCCACCAGATTTGACAATAATCCCGTTAGACGCCGTTTCAAGGCTTCCTGAGACCCCATTCAAGGTTACCTGAAGGGTAGATTGGGCACCACCATCAACTAGACCAACACCAGTACCGCCAGAAAGCGCTCGGCTGTTAGCCAATGTAGGCTCTTGGTTAAGCGTTAAGAACGTCTGTGTTTGGATCGGAGAGCCTGCAAGCGCGGCAGTCGTCGTCTGTACGGTCTGACCGTTTTGAACAATAGGAACTGCCTCTGTACCAGTAATCGCACCAGCGGCAGGTAATTGTGTGATCGTTACTTGTGCGGACATATTATGGGCTCAGTTGGTCTAGGTTACCGTTGTTCTCAGGATCCTGAGTATTACCTTCGGTCGAGATGATAAAGCTACCACCAGTGATACCGTTTTGGGTAGTGACAATGTTGTTGTCATTGGCGGCAACGCTCACGTCAGGACGTGGGAATCTGATCGTTATTCTCTCAGTTTTTCGGGCTGGAAGTCTATAGGGATCAAGCTCATCTGCGCAACCTTGCCCACAGACCTGCAACCCGGGAAAGTTGGGGTCTGGCCTCATCTGGTCGTGGTCGCGCTTCATCTTGCAACGATCACAGATCGCTATCGATAAAGTAGCGTTTCCACGAGTGTCGAGAAAGACTGGCATTATCTTGTGTACACGCTGATGTTAGGGGCAAAGTAGATTGGCGACTTGTCGCGTTCTTCCTGCTCAACTTCGTTCAGGTACTTCTCGGCTTGTCCTTCAAGGTACTGAATACGGGCTAAGTCAACGCCGGGCAACTCCAGAGCCATCCTGTGCGACAACATCATCAACGTCGCCTCATACCACCGCGTGGGGATGTACAGCTCGTCAGTTAAGGCACCCACGTCCATGATCTGTTTGCTGTACCACACAGTGATTTGCACAAACGGGTCACTCGGGACAGGCCACAGGTACAGCGTAGGCAAAGGAATCGTGCGATCAAACCAGAATTGGAAGGGCTGGTTTGCTGTGAAGTTCTTGTTTGGCAGGTTCGTGTAGTCATCGCGGTTTAGGCGAGACATGGTAATCTCAGTGGAGTTGTTTCCCACAAAAAACTCACGCAAAGCCAGCGTCGTGCCGTTAGAAGCACGAACGCGGTAGTACTGGACGTCTTGGCCGGGGTTTATATCCGTCCAAATCCACTGGTTGTCGGTCACAGCTACGGATCCAAGGCTCTCAAGCGTCGTCCAAGTGCTGTTATCTGTTGAATATTCGAGTGTCAGCGTCCACGTAGCGCTTCCGCCCCCTGCTACGTACGGTAGGAGACCAATGGAGCCAGCATAGATAGGGTTGTTTGTCCCAAAATTAGCTGAAATGTTGCCGTTTGTGCTGGTCTGTAGGCAGAACGTGTCTACGTCGTTGTCGCCCACGTTAGCCACCGTACCACCCGCGGAGGATGAGTAACTGCAAGAAGGGCGGCTCATGGTGCGATAGAGCACGTTTAGAGCGTCGTTTGCACCTACGGGTAGGCTGTATATGTAGTTGTTCGCAGAGACGCCCAAAACGACCTTATCGATGGCGAAATACTGTATGCCAATGTTGATCAAGCGCTGAAGCAAGAAGCCAAGAGACTGACGAGCGGACACAAGTTGCTCAGAGGTCAACTCTTCGGCTAGTTTGCCTGCACGTCTTGCACCGTGGTCGATAAAAGTTTGTACTGAGACCGTCTGCCCGTATGTGTCACTGTAGCTCATGCTTTACAGCCTTTCTTTTAGCAATTGCAATTGCGTGTGCGGCTACTCGCTTAGCAACAACTTCTGGCGATTGTTTCTTGCCAAACATTGGATTGTTTAAACCAATTTTAGCTTGTTTAATCTTTTCTTTGGCAGTTTCTGACAATGAGAATGTCTTTCCCTTTGTGCCAGTATGACGACCTTCTGCATGAGCTTTTTTCAAAGCGTCACTGCGTTTTTTCTTTGTCTCTTCTGTTTGGGTCTTGCCCATGTGAGAAACAGACATCTTTTGGCGCACCTCTTGGGAGGGATGGAATGTTCCGTCGCCACCAGAAGTCAGGTTGTATCCATTTGGTGACAGCGTGTTGTGCTCAACAATCAGCATCCGCTCAATCATCTTTGCTGACTCGGAATCAAATGCATCAGCGTAATGGGTAAAGACAAACTTTTCTAGTCCGTGCTTCTGAATAGCCGCATGAAGAGCTGGCGCACTGCCTTTGGCGTTCTTGTGTTTGTTCCAGCGCTTTGCAAGGCTGTTGGTGATGCCGACGTACTGCTTCCCATTCACGGAGTTTGTGACAATGTAGACATGCCACTTGCCCTGACCGTATGTATCTGAGTACGCCATTTGTATTCCTTACTACCAGCCGGGGCAGTTCCACCGTTGCATCGATGCGCGTGATCGACTGCCCTTTTCGCTCTTTTCTGCTACTGCCCCCATTCTCGCGCAAAACGCATCTCTACGCGAGCCCCCTTGGGGTTGTGGAGCCTTTAAATTTGATCCTGTTTCACGGTTGTATTTAGCACGACCTTTGGCTGTCAAACCAGCGCCTTGCTTAGCAGGTAACTTCTCACCGCGACCAATGGCGAGGCTTGGGCCACCATCTTTGTACTTCTTCTCAATAAACATCTTGTCAACCATCTTCATGCGCTGAGGCTTGGTTGTTACGTCATTGATGATATTGAGTCGCTCAGACTTCTTTTTGCCTGCTTCATAAAAGCCAGCCTTCTTTAAAGATTTGGCTATGGTTGCATTTTTCTTCATAATCAAAACCTGTACTTGGCTGTTTTCTGAGCAATCTTTTTAGGTTGCGCTACGAATTGTTTTCCTTCGGCTTTTCCTGCTCGTTTGGCTTTGGTCGTCGAAGCGTACTCAGCAGGGCTGAGGCTTTTGATCGCAGACTCAGGAAGGTATCTTTCACCAGTGACAGAAGATTTTTTACCACTTTTGGTTCTCCATTTTTGTTCGCCCCAAGCTTTTAATGATTGCTGAGGAGCTTTAATCACGATAACCACCACCTGCGGCTTTGTACCGCTTTGCCACAAGCTGAGCCTTCCTTGCGCTCCATTGACCTGCACCTGTACCCTGCGTAGCCTCAGACTTAACCGCTGAGACAATACGCTTTCTAAGCTCTGGCTTGGTGTAATTACCAGCCGCGTTTACCTTGCCACCATCAGCCATCTTTTTGTCAGCACGTACAAATTCTTTCCCAACCTTTGTAGGAATGCCAACCTTTTTTGCAAACTTAGGGTTGTGCGCAACCGCATCCATCAGTTTGTGTTGAGCTGGTGATTTGCTTGGCATGATTAGTCAGGGTTCTTAATGTAGATGCCTTCAAACTCAGCAGACACATTGGAAGTTCCTGCTGAA